CCGGTCTGGAAATAGTGATTGCCAACGTCGCTGCGGACGCCGACGATCCCGTTGGTGACGGTGTCGTACAGGAACGGGCTGCTGTTCTTCAGGTATGCCATGTCAAATCTCCACTGCGGAAGGCGAGTTGTAGCCGCTGAACATGTTCACCACGTCGGTGAGCGCGTTCTGTCCCTGCGTGGGCGCCTGCGCCATGTTCTTGACCGTCTGCGACTGCTGCTGCATGACGGCGGCCTGCTCCTTGGCGGCGAGCGCCCGGTTGCGGGCGTCGCGCAGGAGGGCCACGTCCTTGTCGGCCACGATGAGCGACGGGTCCACGCCGAGCATGTCGGCGTAGATGTCGGCCCACTGATCCTGGTCGAACTTGTCGAGGATGTCGGGCTTCATCTGCGCGATGGCGCCGAGGTTGCCGACGAAGCGGTCCACGGCGTTGGTGCCGATGGCGCGCTGCGCCTGCGCGAGCATGCTGACGAACTCGATGTTCAGGTCCATGCCCTGCAATTCCTGCGGGGCGGGCGGGATCAGGCCGGCCGTGAGCATGCGCGTGAACGTCATGTCCACGAGCGGGGAAAGCAGCTCATTGTGCAGGCGCTCGAGCACGGGCCCGAGCATGATGAGCTTCTCCTCGTGGCGCTCGGCGACCTCGGTGGCGGTCATGCGCGTGTTCGGCATGTTCGCCAGCATCAGGAACAGGTCGGCGTAGAACGCGCCGCGGACGCGCTCGCGGCAGTCCACGATGTCGTTCAGCAGGTACTGGAGGTTCAGGTTCACCTCGAACGCGGTCTTGATCCCGTTCGATGCGCCGTCGTAGTACGAGATCCCGCCCGGGAGCGTTTCCACGTCGCGGTTCTTCATGGCGGCCGGCACCTGGAGCGGCGGCTTGGTCTGGTAGTCGATGGCCTGCGCCTTGCGGAGCTGCTCGTGCTGGAGCTGCTTGATGTCGCCGAGCGCCTCCATGCCGGGGCTGTTCCCGTAGATGTCGCCGCCGACCACGGACCAGCGCGGGCAGAGCGCCGGGAACTGCATGAACCCGCTCTCGCGCAGGAACTGCCCGTCCTCGCCGCCGACCTCGAAGTACCACGACCCGAACGGCATGTTCTTGCTGTCGCGCTTGCCGATGTCGCGGTCGGCCCGCGGCTCGATGGCATGGATGACTGGCACCCACTGGTCGAGGCTGCCCGTGCGGTACATGTTCTGCACGCTCACGGAGCAGTTCTCGAGCCCGAACTCCTTGACCATCTGCGAGACGGTCATGTCGAACTCGCGGTACAGCGTGCAGACGCGGCCCTTGGCGTCGGTCGAAATGCAGTACTCGCCGCACGTCAGCGGGTAGTGGTGGATCACGTCCTGGAAGTCCGGGAGCATGATGCTCGCTGACGTTCCAAACGTGCCCAGTTCCTCGTACATCTGGTGCAGGCTGCGGTAGGTGTTCGACTTCTGGAACACGCGCTGCATGCGCTTGGTCACGTCATCAAGCCACAACTTCACGGGCGTGAACGAGTTCAGCTCGGGGTCGGGCGTGGCGAGCCGGAACCACTGGCGTGCGGGGCTCGTTGCTCCCGACATCATGCCAGCGCCGAGCGTGCGGAGCGCCCGCGTCCCGGTGTTGTCGTAGATGTTGTTGTGCCGGCGGTAGCCGCGGTTGCGGTCCTGCACGAAGTAGCGGCCGTTGCGCGGCAGGATGTACGACGTGAGTTCCTGCCAGTGTGCGTACCAGGAGGCGCGCTCGCTCTTGAGCTGGCCCCAGCGGGTGAACAGCCGATCCCGCGTGGGCGCGTTGGGGTACGAGGATGCGTCTCCGGTGTACTGGCTCACGTCACCCTCCGAGGAGCGACGAGCGCCCGAGCTGGAGATCCTGCGGGTTCACGCCCATCGGCCCGGTGAGCATGGTGCTAACTGGGCCGCCGGCGCCTTCGGCCGCGGCGCGTCCCATGATCCCGGCGACATCGGGCTCGGCGCGGTTGGCTGCGGCCATCGCCTGCTGGCTGCGGCGCTGCTGCGAGCGGGCCTGCGCTGCGGCGGCGTCCTGCGCCTTCCGCTGCTGGGTCATGGCCTGCTGCTGGGCGCGCTTGCCGCTCTCGCCTGCGGAGATCGCGTACCCGGTGCCGGCGGCGGCCGCGGCGGCGCCAATGGCGGGCAAAGCCGAGCCGATGGCCGCGCCGATGCCTCCTGCGGCGCCGGCTGCACCGCCTGCGCCAAGGCCGACCGCGCCTGCTGCGGCACCGAGGCCCGCGCCGATGGAGGCGAGCGCCGAGCCGATGGCCGAAATGATGAACTGCCGCTCATGGCGTGCGGTCAGGTCGCGGGTCTTTCTGATGCTGTGGTCGTACATGGTGTTGCCTTGAAGAATGTGCGTTCGCTCACCGCGTAGCCGAGCCGCTCGAGGATCGACGCTGCTGCGGTGTTCCCTTCGATGACGATGTCCGACATGCAGACGGCGTCGGCTTTCTCTTCTTTGGCCCACCGCTCAAACGCGAGCAGGAGGCGCACGCCTTCAGGCCGTCCCCTGAAATCTTCGTCCATCCACCATGCGGCCTCGAGGGCGATGCGGATGTTCGGTGCGAACCATGCGCCTTGCATGATGCATGCGATGAACCCATGAACCACGCCGTCAATCTCCGCCACCCAGATGCGGCCATTGACCAGAATCCCTGCGAATGCGTGCTTGATTTCATCGCGGCTCGGGGAGATGGTGGCGGCGTAACGGGTACGGCCCATGAACCTCAACCCCATGTCGGAAATGGTGTCGAGGTCATCGGTTGTTGCGGGCCTGACGGGCATGACTGTATTCCTCGCGCTAGTCGTTACGGGTACTCACATGTCCTCGTATGGGTCGTGATCCTCGCGGCGCGGCGACAGCTTCTCGCGCACCTCTCGAGGCAGCATCTTGGCGACCGGGTAGGCGAACGTGAGCGCGAGCGCGTCGGCGATGTCGGGGCTGCCGCCGCCTTGCAGGCGCTTCTTGACCTCGTCCTTGGACTCGAGGACGCGCTTACCCACGTTGTCGTACCAGTACAGCGGGGTGGACAGTTCCTGCTTCAGGTCGGTGCGGTCGGGGATCGAGCCGCCTTGGTCGATCCATTCCTTGATGGCCCACCACATCTCGGTGCGCTTGTTCACGAACAGGTTCGGGAAGGTGGCCTTGCCGCCGAACGGAACCTCGGTGACCTCGTAGCCAAGTTGGCGCAGGCGGTCGATCACGCCCGCGCCGGCGCCCGCGTCGATGAACACGGCGTCCGGGTCGCGCTCCTCGATGACGTTGGCGACGGCCGCCGCCAGTGCCATGTTGTCGATGCCCGTATAGATTCGCGGGTTCTCCATGCGGAGCCCCTGCCGCAGGACGATGGCGCTGCGGTCATCCCCGAACCGTGCCGGGTCCACGCCGATGACGAGCGGGGCGTCGATCACGTCGCCGTCCTGGTACTCGCGCTCGGCGGCGTTGTCGGCGTCGGACAGGCTGATGAGCTGGTCATCGCCCGCGGCGCTGAAGTCGCACAGGTACTCGCGTGCGAACGCCTGCTCGGGCATGTCGCGCTGAAGGCGAGCGACCTCGTCAAGGTCGAGCGCGTCGGTGTCGTGGACCGTATACCGGGCCGCATACCAATCCGGCAGGCTGCCTGCGCGATAGAACAGCTCGCTGAACAGGTTGATGCCTGCGGGCGTGCCGATGAACATGGCCCAGCCCTTGCGGTCGGAGAGGGCGGGCTGGATGATGTCGTTCCAGACCTCTGGCTTGATCTGGGCGACCTCGTCAATCACGCATCCGTCGAGTCGGACGCCGCGCAGGGCGTCGGGGTTGTCGCCGCCGAACAGGCGGATGGTGGCTTTGTTGTGCTTGAACGTCACGGCTAGATCGGCCTCGTTCACGTCTACGGCCGCGGTGCGGATGAATGGGTCGATCTTGGACTTGAGGCGCGCCCATGCGATGGCCTTGGCCTGCTTGAGGTATGGCGCCACGTAGACGAAGAACCCCAGTTCGGCCTTGAACTTGATGGCCTTGTCGAGGAGCTCCATGATGGCGAGCTCGGTCTTGCCGGCTCGTCGGTGCAGGGCGAGGACCGTGAACCGCTTGCGCTCGAGGTGGCACCGCTTCTGCCACGCCCTGGGCGCGTAGTTCAGGCGCACCGTTTCAGTTGGCATCCGGGACGCCCGTGATGACGTTCAAGGTCACGCCGCCGCCATGATCCACGGACACCTTTTCGGCATACCTGGCGGGGTTCGTCATGCGGAGGATCTTGAGCTTGGTGTCGATCTGGTACTTGCGCCACGTGGCCTGCACGGGCGTTTCCGGCTCGATGTCGGCGATCTCCTCGCACCGCTCGAGCATGGCCTCCTGCCCCTGCTCGCGGGCCGCCTTGTAGTGACAAGCAAATTCCTCGTCCGCCTCCAGCCAAAGCATCACGGTCTGCCGGGTCGGCTTACCTGGTTGCTCGCAGAATGACAGCAGGGTCTTGCCCTTTGTAAGCCACGCAAGTATCTCGCTGGCGAATGGTTCCGGTGCCTTCTCAAGCCGCGGTCGGCCCCTCGGTCGCTTCGGGGATGCGCTCCCATCGGCGGGGGACGGCGACGCGGCGCTGGTACTTCGCGATCTTGGCGACGGTGTACCAGGCGAGCCCGAGGTGCTTTGCGATGCGGCGGTAGCCCCATCCGTGGTCCTCGTGGAGTTCGCGGATTTCATCGACGATGGCTTGCGGGATCGTGGCATGGTGGTGGCTTTCCCCTACCCGGCGCCCGTTCTCGCCGTAGGCGACGAGGCGCGTCACTTCTTGCGGGCCTTGGACTTGCGTGCGTCGGCGCGGTTGAACTTCTTGGCGACGGACATCGGGATGCCGACCTTCTTGGCGAACGCCTTGGAGTGTGCGGCTGCGGCCATGAGGCGGCGCTGGGCGGGTGACTTACTCGGCACGGTGTTCCTTGGGTGTGAGGGTGAGTTCGAGCCCTGCGGCGTCTGCGAGCTTGAGGACGGAGTCGAATGACGGCTTCCGCCGGCCGATGACGGGGGCGGTGGACAGGAGGCACATGACGGTGTGTGCGCGGAGGGCGCCCTGCTGCTCGAGGCGTCGTGCGACGGAGCACCGGGTTTCGCCTTGCGATTCCACGGCCGTGGTGACTGCGGCCTTGAAATCGTCATACGTTCGGATATTCATTGCGCGCAGTATATCGTCATGGGTTGACGCACTGCCCGAAATCCTCGCTGGTTGCTGCCCAGATGAGGCGCGGGGTTCCTGGTCCCATTTCGTTGGTTTCGATGTTGTCGGTGACGAAGGCGCGAGCCTCGGGGAGGGTGAGGTTGTGGTTGTCGCGCAGCCGTGCGGCGATCATGTCGGCGCTGTATACGGCGACGGGTATACCGGATCGGTCGGTGGCCTTGGGGTACATGACTCCGAGGAGGCAGTCATCGAGGTTGGCGAGCAGGATCGGGTTCTTTCGCCGCGCCATGCGCGCAGTCTACCGAACGAGCGGCGGATTCTTCCGACAGTACTCGACGGCGATGGCGAGGAACCGTCGCGCCGTGAACGTGAGCCCGAGCCGTTCGTGCACCTCGCGAATCTCGGCGTCGCTTGCGGTGGCGAGCAGTTCCTCGGCCCACGCTTCCCATTCCTCGAGCTCCTCGGGCGTCGGGCCCACGCATCGGTCGGCCTGCCGGCGCGTGCGCGAGGCGTCGGGGATGTTGGTCGGTCGATCCTGCCCGGTGATCGCGCAGTACTTCTTGTGAATCGCGGCGATGTCAGGCTTCGAGTCGCGCTCGAGGCGATGCTGGCGGATGCAGTCGCGGAGTTTGTCCTGGTGGAGCGCCTGCCACTTCTCGTACACGATGTCGCGCAGCGCCTTGTCCATCTGAAACTTCGGCCACAACTCGGCCACCAGCGCCATGTTCTCGAGGAAGGTCGGGGTTGTCATACGAGCAAGTATACAGGTCGGCCTTCCTGCGTCAACGATGCAGGGCGGGTGCCGGCGTCGCGGCGTGGCCCGACGTTCGGGAAGAGATCGGTTCGGATCTTTATGTAGGTGTTCTTCCCGAGCCGGAGCCGCCGCAGGGTTTCGTCGCAGGGTTTCGTCGCAGGGGCAGCCGCCGCCGGCAGGGCGTTCAGTTCGCATGGTGAGCGCAGAGGGAGCGTGACCCCGCAATGGGGCCACGATCAACCAGCCCGCACGGAGCCGCGCTTTCGGTCGATGCCACGAATTTCACCATTTCGCTGGGGGACTGCCAGCCGCTGCAATCGTGGGTGAGCGCACCTTTCGGTGGCGCGGGCTAGGGTCACTCGGGCCCGCGTCTACATCCCTGCTCCCCTACCGCGCCGGGAGCGTCCTGCGGCATTGTTGCCCCTGAAGGCACGTTCGCTACAATGCAAGCGCGTTTGAATGTGCTGGCCGCAGCATAGCGACCTTGTCGCCGACTGCGAGCAAAATTTGCAGGCACCCGCAAGTTCGCTTGCGGGTGTTCTGTTTCAAGGTATAGTGCCCCCCGTCTGGCGTGCCTCTCTGACGAGGCGAGGCGGCATGTGCCGCCAAGCGCGGCGCGACCGGACACCTGGTGCCACGGACGGCACCTTCTTCTGCCCCCGGAAGCTCGCCGCGTCGATCGCAAGATCCGCGGCGAGTTTGTTTGACAAACATGTGACGCGAGGTATGCTTTCGCAGCCATCATCCCGGGCAGGGATTCGAAGGTCTTGCGGGCCGCTCGTTGACGCGAGCGGCTTGCTTTTTTAGCAGAAATGTGACTGTGCGAACAGCCACCTACGCGGGGCTGTTT